AGCCCGGCTTGCAGATCTGCCGGGTTAAATTGATGCTGCAAATAACCGGTTCCCTCCTGCGTTCCTGTTGGCCTACCTTGCGAGTCATAAGTTGGCGTTGCGCCAGTTGTCATGCCGCCGATCAGGTTTAAAGCGTTATAGCCAGACGCACGATATGGAGCCTGCTGCTGTTGAATTAGCTCAAAATTGCGTTGTTGCTGGGCAGCCGCCGCCGCTGCTGCTTCCGCTTGTTTATTAGCGGCGTTTTTGGCTGCATCTGCGCCAATAAACCCACTAACTATTGATGCGCCACCACCGATTACCGCCGCTGCGACCCATGTCATTTTAATTTCCTTCTAAAATGTTGCTTAGTTTTAATTTGTTGGCGGCATCAAACAGCGCAAGCTCGTCAGGCTCAACTAATTCGCTTTCGATATCGTCTAAATCGGTCTTGTCGGTCACATGAAACGTTACGCCTATGGAGTCCTCAACGGCGTATGTGACGCGCTTCGTGCCGGGTTGGGATTCGACTACATCACCCGCATTCAGCGTTCGCATACCGGTTTCTGACCATGCAAGGATCTGTCCTTTGGCGCACAGAAACAGATGCGCTTTCTTGTGCACCTTGCCCACGATCGTCGTGCCTGCCGGTCTAAATACTTTTCGGCAATACATGCCACCCGCAAAATAATGCTCGGTCGGCAGTTCAATCTGCGGCATCTTGACCATCTCTGCTTGCAGACGATTAATCTGTTCCAAGCTCGGCGGCAGTTCAATCAGGTTCATGCGCTTACCTGCGAGACGGTAACAATAATCGAAGGAGCAGCCGGTATGGATGGCGAAGTTTGCGCGGCAATGTATTTAATTGAAGTAGTCGCAATGCTTGTAGACCAATAAAACTGTATGTAGTCGGAAGCATTTAAGCTCAGCACGTAATTAAGCGCAAATATAGTGTGGCCGTTGTCCCCGCCATGCTTGGCTGGCACAGAAACCAAACTGGCGGTATTCGCCACGTTTGATCCGTTTTTTTGTATCCAAACATAAACGTCGGATACAGATGCCGCGGTATTCATAAACTGGATGCTGAACTGAAAGTTATAAACGCCGGTAGCTTGACAAATAATTTGAGACGTTACGCTGCCCAAATAGATACCGTTTGATAAATCTGTCGTGTTTATCGTTATTGCAGTCGGCGTATTAGCTACCGCCGTTTGCGATGCCGTATCCGAAAATGCACCGTAAAATACAGTCCGACCCAAACCTAGCAAATAAAGCAACCATTCCCGCGTCGGCCTGTTGCTTGACGTATCAAGGAACGCGGAACGCGGTATGTTGATATTTGAGATGTTTGAAGCCATTAGTTTTCGCCCTGACTGGCTTTCAGGTTTGCAGAAATAATTACGGCTTTGATCGGATCGGTAACAGTCACCTCAAACACCCGGTCACGCGTCTGACCCAACCGACGCCAGATTGCGCGATTCTTGTAAGCGCCAGTTAATCCTATGGTTGCCCAATGCTCGCTTGACCAAGTAGATCCGCCATCGTCAGACCAGCGCAGCATTGCCTGCGGATCGTTACCCTGCCCGGTAGACAGCCCAACGCCCGGCTGGAACTGGATCTGCAACTCGTCAAAATACTGCCTTTGCAAGTCCGTCACGATATGCGGAGCGCGTCTCAGGCGTTTAATCGGCTGTCCGTTGTCCGTGTAATTATTGCGGTCTAGTTTGTAGATAATGCCGTTTGCGTAGTCTCCGACCAGCACGTTGCCCTGGAACAACGCGGCGCAATTACCTCGGCAACGGTGGTAGACGTTGTTGTTGTCGTTATAAAGCCACTTGTGCCACATCGTAGTGGTCGCGTCGTAAGCCCACGTTATATCAATTGTCGGAAAGCTAACAACGTAAACTTCATGCCCCTCAAGCTGATAAGTCCACGCCACGGCATCGCTGATTGTTTGCCCTGTGAGCGTGTTTTCTACGGCGTGCGTGCTGATGCGGCTTGGCACATAACCGTTCATCATTACGATTTCAGCTTGGCCGCGAATGTTTTTAGACACATAAGCAAACGAATTGCCAACGCGAGCCATAGAAAAAACAGCCGCAATACCGTGTTGCGTCGAGGTTCCCGGTATGCGCTGGAACGCAAAAGGCACGCTGCCGGTATCGACCCAAACCTCCGAGCTATTCTCGCCCAGCAGATAAACTTCACGATGGTCGACAATCAAAGAAACCAGATTATCTGGAGCCCCGTCTTTGCTTGCAAAGCTCAAAGCCGCGGTGATTGGAGACAAAAGACCGCTGGCAGCCCATTGCTGCGTACTTGGCCGGTTATAGACGAAATAGTTATCCACAATGTCGACCACGTTCGCGCCCGTAAAGGCTCCGTCAGTCGATGGGATAATCGTATAGTTAAGCCCGTAGAGCGTTCCGGAAGAAAACGTCTGCGAGTTGTTGATTGTATACGTCCCAGTCCCGCCAGTTCCCGTTCCTAGCGCCGTAATGATCGTGTTGGTAGTAACCCCAGCCCCGCGCACAGTCTGGCCAACATAGAGCGTTCCAGACGTTACCGCGGTCACGGTTAGCGTAGTTGTCGCCATTGAGCCGGTTACCACCGCGCCAACCGTGGCAGAATTCATGGTTTCGCTGGAAATCGTCTGCGAGTTGTTAACCGTATAAGTGCCGACCCCGCCCGTCCCGGTTCCGAGTGCGGTAATCACGGTTTCAGCAGATATTGACAAGCCAAACAACGCCTGACTAATTGCTATCGTTCCGCTAGTCATTGCGGTCACGGTTAAAGTCGTGCCGCTAATTGACCCCGTAAACACCGCCGACGCTGGGCTGGAAATGCGCCAGGTATAACGGTAGGTTCCATCAACGATATAGACATTCAGACCGTTGTCAGTAATGCCGACAGACCCGGTGCTGCTGTTTAGCACCCCCACGATGGTCGGGACTAAGTTTGACGTTAGAGCGTACAGATAGGGACCGCCAACAGCGACAAGCTGCGCCCCGCCAGATACCGTACGCATTCCTCGCACTTCCTGCGCGGTTTGCAATACAACCTGAGAAGTCAGCCCCGGAGTTGGGTATAGAGCCACAACGCCGCGATCACCGGGCTGTTTAAGCGGATCTATTTCAGGAAAGTAATTAATGCACTCCTGCGCGTCCTGATAGATGCTAGGCGCTTCGTAACTGGGACCGACAAAGCCGAAGTCAGGCATTACCGGAAACCTCCGTACATAATCCAGCCAGCGTCTTTCTGTCGGCCTGTAATGATCGCGTCAGGATAGCTGGCAACCATCGGAGGTTTCATGTTTGTGCGTTTAAGCGTTGCTTTTGCCTGCGCTGCGTATGCTGTAATCATGCCGATCTGCGTCTGGCTTGCTTTCCCATACATCGGCATCAGTCGTTCAGCCAAGCACCAGCGCAAAGCCATGTTGTAGCCCTGCGGGAGCGCAAAAACGTCGTTCTGCGTCTGGTAGTTGCGAAACTGGGTATCGGTGAAGATATGAAGCTCGCCCTGAGCCGGTGCTGGCCAGACGAAGATATTGCCAAGAATCTCGGCAGGCTGGTAATAAATAGCCTTCGGCCACGGACCACTCATTGTTTTGAGACCAATTGAATTGTATTGGTCAAAGTTCAAAACCGCGACCGGATAGTCCAGTCCGCCACCAATTATCGGAGCACCGTTCGCGGTTGTTGAAATGCGAACATAGGCTGAAGTCAGGCTTAAAGGTCGCTGGTAATAAGCAGCAATGGTCGTGCTGGACGCGGTTTGACTTGGCGTTATCGTATAAGTCCCGACCTCATTGACGTTGCCGCCTGCGCCGGTATTGAATCCCACAATGGTCGTTCCGGCAGTGACTCCGGTTCCCGCCAGAGTTTGACCGATAGCAATAGCACCAGATCCGATAGCGGTTACCGTCAGCGTCGTGCCAGAAATTGACCCGGTAAAACTCGCGCCAATCTGACCGCCTGGACCAATCGTGTATTGGGTCTGATTTTGCGTGGTTGTAAATATTATTTCGGTCTTGTAATAGACCATCATGCCCTCGTTGCTCCACTGGTCGAGCATGTCGTTAAGCATGTCGAAAGCGTCCTGCGAGGCTTCAGGACTAGGCGTTTCGCCCGCCGCCAGCGCACCAATGTCTTTCAGTGCGCGGCTGATAATATCTATGGGCATTGTCATATTTAATCCCTAAACGGCTTAAATGCGTTTTTCATCCACGGCAGATCAACCTTTTCAACCGTCACGGCTTGTTCGTCTAGCCTGTCTGTAATCGCGTGCGCTGATTCGTGATCTACCCAAGAAATAATGTCCTGCTGCGTAACTTCGTCAAGTGGCTTTATCAATACCGGTTTCTTAAATGTCCAGTGTCCCTCGGTGGCAATATCTCCGGCAGCAACATGATAATGGGCAGACGTTATTACATCGCCCTTTAACGTAATGCTTTTAATTTGCCAGTTGTACATTCCACGCCTTTTTAGCTTCGTTCCATTGGTATCGTTTCCCATCGGTCGGCAACGGCACTGGCGCTTCCCACTGGCAAGACTGCTCATTCAGAACCCAAGACGGAAACGGTTGCGGAGCAATAAACGCATCACGCATCGCGTCAAAGGTGTAGCCAATCCCGGCGTAGTTTTTACGCAAAGCAACGCCACCGTCAGTCTGGCCGTCTTGTCCGTAATGAATTCCACCACGCGTATTGTATGAAGTCTGAACCCACCCCGCGCCAAACATACCGGAATCAATTACGTTATGATCTGCAACGATGACTTGGGTAACTATGCCGCCTTCAACTTTAGCAAAGTGACTCAAAATGTAATGCTCCCTGATCCCGTCCAGTTATAAACCCTGTACCCGCCAGCAACGGTAATTGTCGGCGAGCCAGTCGTAGAAGCTGCCGCTGCAAAGGTGTCGGCGTAACGGATAATCACCGCGCCTGAACCGCCTATGCCCGCTGTAGTTCCAGAAACCGCACCCTCGCCACCGCCACCACCACCGCCGGTATTAAC